GTTCCAGGGCGTAGGGCTCAGAATCGTAACGAGTCTGAACGTAAGGGATGTTGGTGCCATATGCACGACGGAAGTCGTTGATGGCGAATTGCTCTTTGCCGAAGCGCAGGATGCGGCCAGCACGAGTCGGGGTATCCACCACGGGCGCGATGAAGTTCGCGATGTTGGTGGAGGGGAGCATGAAACCTTGTGCAAGCGTCGTCAGAATAGGATCGACGCCCGCATAGGTTTGGGCTAGGTTCATCATGGGAGGGAGTACTCCGTAATTTTGATGTAGATGATTTCAACGGGTTGCAACCGCTTGGGCTTACACCCCTGAAAAAGAGCAGCCAAGCGGTGAGCAACCAGATTATCAGCTGAAGGACACTGTCACCATGCGGCGACCACCAATGTTGATGATGTCGCGGATGGTGGGCACGGTACCGTCAGCTTGAACAGCGGTGCCAGCAGCGGAAGCCTGACCGATGGCGTTCACCAGCAGTGGGCTGTTGTAGGCGATAGGAGCGGAAGCGGGATCCACTTCGATCAGCAGCAGACCGGAGGTAGCCACGGTAGCCAGACGAGGGGAAGCGGGAGCGTCAGCGAACAGGGGAATGAAGGCTTGGTTCACACCCAGGATTGTGGTGGGGGTGGCGCCAGGAAGGGTGCAGGTACCCACTTGGGTACCAGCGCTCACAGCACGGAACTCACCGATGGCGACAGCGGGGTCAGCGGTGAAGGTTTCAGCGAAACGGATGTACTGCTTGCCGTAAGCAGGAGCAGCATTAGTCGATGTAAACATGTCTCAAAATCGTTGGGACTTTAATGGTGAACAAAAGCTCACCGGTTGTGCCTGTTTTACCCCTAACGGTACTCAATTCGACACCGGCAGCGGTCATAACAGCGGCAGCCTCTTCCTGGCATTGGGAGTTCACCAATGGGCTGCCAACCCATGTCGTCGAAGTTACGACAGTCTGGGCAGGTCCGCTTGTCCTCAACGGCTAGGCGCCGCATCAGACGGTAACCCTTCTGTTGGCTGTCCATGAAGACGCCAAGTTCGAAGAAGCCGTAAGCGGGAGTGGCCACGTAACGAGTAACACGGCCAAAGAGTGCGGGCCAAGTGCTTCCTGGAGCTCGCCTCTCTTTCGTTTCGACTCGGGCACGCTCGGTTCCAGGGACACCTTCCCACTCAGGTTCAAGGTCGACCTCGTCCTCCCAAACCTCCTCGTCGAGAAAGTCAGCAAAGTCGAGGGAGTCATCACCATAGCGGAGAACGCCTTGGTCGATGTAGTCCTTCGTCTCCTTGAGGAAGACGTTCAACGGGGTGAGCTGGCTGACAACTTCAGGCCAAGCGCGTTCCATTTTCTGTTTGGGTTGCGATTCGCCCGCGCCAAGGTAGACGGCCGCGAGAGCGGAGGTGAGGGTTTTGTCGATGAGAGCACGTTCGTACTCTTCGAACTTCATCTGTTGGTCACGAAGACCTTTTACGATGACTTTCCCCTCAGCCTCCATTCTCTTCTCCAACTCACTGAGGTCTGGGAATTTCTTCGCCAGAGCCTCAGCTTGTCGGAAATAGGTGTCTCTCTGACGTGTGGCTAGGCCAACCATCGAGAGAAGATCCATCTCAGGAGTACATCGCCTTCTTCAGTGCCTCGACGTAGTCGAGCTCGCCGCCAGACTTCTCTACCATCGAGAGGGCCTTTTGGTGAGGGTCCAGGTCAGCTTCCTCCACGAACTTCATGGAACCCCCAGCGTACTCGCTGAAGTCCACGAGGTTAGGCAGGCGGTCGAGAATACCAAACAGGAGGCTGGTGGCAGTCTCGCCCTCGGAGAACTCCATGGTGCCGAACTCGAGACCCTCGGCGAACTCCATAAGTTTGCGCTCAGGAATGATGGAGTCAACCATCTTGCCTGCTTCATACAGACCTTCCACGAAGCTGTGGATCTGCTCACGGCGGTGAGAGATTTGAGCCTCACGGTACTCCTGCTTGATGCGGGCGTTCTCGGCCTTCAGAGCTTGGAGCTCAGCGTAGAACTCGCTGAAGTCCATGTCCTCTTCGTCCTCATCCTTCTCCTTGTAGGCACGAGTCATCTTCTGTGCGCCCATGTCACAGAACTCCTCATCCATCTCGTCCTCGTCCTCCTTGTAGGTGGAACCGAAGCCGGTCTTGGTGTAAGGATTGTCGTCCTCGTCGTGCTCGGCGTAGCCAGTGCTGACACCGGAAGGTCCGGTCTCCTCACCAACTCCACCCTCGTACTCACCGCTGAGCATGTCCTTCTTGGACTTGGGAACGCCCATCTGACGGTTGGCTTCCTCAGAGTGGTCCTCAGCGAAGTGACCCTTCTCCTTCACTTCCTCAGCGCGCTTGCGCAGAGCTGGAGGAAGCTTGCTCATGTCGCCGTACTCCATCTCGGAGTGGTCGTCATGCATCTCGTCGCCACCTTTCTTGCCCTTCTTAAGGAAAGCAGGCATCTCTTTGTGATCAGCACCACCAGTCACACCGGAAGGACCGGTGATTTCTGCGGGCTCGTCGTCCTCGTCGGAGTCGAAGGCACCGGGTGTGAGAGCTTTCTTGCTGGACTTAGGCTCACCGCGATAGGACTCGGCGTACACGCCACCGGTCTTGAGAGTCATCTCATCGGGACCACCTTCGTACTCGCCGGACAGAATCTTATTCTTGCCCTCGGCGTACACGCCCTTCTTACCGGTCACCTCAGCGGGCTGGGGCTCACCGTAGTCAGCCATCACGGAACCCTTGATACCGCCACCGTGGGAGTGAGGCATCTTCTCACCGCCTTTGATGTACATCACGCGGGCTTCTTTGGCTCCCTTGACGTTCTTCACCTTGGTGGCGAAGATCTCGTCGTCGGGCATCTCCTCGGTCTCAGTAGGGACCTTGGTCTCACTGTCAACGCGGCCAGCGGGGTTACCACCGGAAGCGGTCTCAGCGTCGTTGACGCCGTAGTCCACGTCGTCGTCGTACTGATTGTTGTTGTACATTTGGTCGCGACTCATTTCGTCGTACCTTCCTTCATCGTCAGGGTCAACATAACGACCGGTCTTACGACGGTCTTCTTCGATCTCATTGTTCTTGGCTGGAGGACGACCTGCGTCGTGCTGCTCTTTACCAGTGGAGATCTTGTCACGACCGAAGGTCGCTTTCTCCGGAGTGGTCTTTCCGGTCTTGTAGCGGTCGGCCTGCTGCTCACCGCTCTTGGCGGTCTCGTAGCGGTCTTCGCCTACACCACGACCCTTGGGACCGTGACTGTTGTAAGAACCACCGTGGTTCTCGGCGTAGTTCACCTTGCCCGGTTCCATGCGGGGGTTCCGCATCTTGGGATTGTCAGCACCCATCTCTTCGTGATCGGTGGACATTTCGTCTTCGTCTTCACGATAGACATTTTCAACCACCTGCGACACTTGGCCGTGTGGGGTCTTTTTTCTTTTACGGCTGATGCCTGCTTCTTCCATGTAATTAAAGTCCTCTTCTGGGAACTGGTCTTCAAGATCCGCAACAGACCGAGCGTTGTCCCCACGACGAGGGCGTTCGGAGAAGTTTGCAGGGTTTGAGGGATTTTCGATTTCAGAGGCGTTTTCCTCTGCCTCAGCAGTCTCCGCAGAGGTGTCCTCCTCCGCCTGCTCTTCCGGTGTTCCCACAGCGTCCGCAACAGCGGCGCTCATCTCGCTCCTTGCGAGGTCGAGCTTCTCCTTGAGCATTTCAAGGGGACTCAACTCACGAACGAGAGTGGGACCGAGGTCCTTGTCAAACACAGCCATCGGGTCGAGCTTCACGGCGAAGTCGTAGACTCCAACACGTTGGTCCCACTCGGCGAAGTTGAAGGGTTCGAGGCCCTTCACAGCTGGAGGAGCGGCACCAAGCAACGCCAAATGGCGAGCGGTCCACTGACCAGGATGGGGGTTGATTTGGGAATCGGGAGAGTAGAAGGAAATGGAACACTTACGGTAGTGTCCGTCCTTAACCAGATCCTTGGCGACATCAGTGAAGGCGACATTCGCGTACAGGTTATCACCCTCACGCTCGAAGCCTTTGATCCACCCGTAGGATGGTAGGCTGTCAGAGTCACCCTGATGTCCAAGCACCAGAGGTGCTTCGTGGATCATGGGGTCGTAAGATTTTACGACCTCGTCAAGGTCTTTTGCGCTGAAGCTTCGGGCCACACCCTGCGCCGACGTTTGATCGCCGGCTTTGAAAACGTGGATACGTTTTTGGAACATGGCTCTGACTTAACAACGACGGTTTTGTTGGGGGTGAAGAACTTTGACTCCCCTGGTGGTTTCCGTCGAAAAGATCTGAGAACTTTTACCCTTCCTCGTCAGCCATTGTGACAGCTTCGTCTTCAGTGATCTTCTCGTCACCGAAGGGTTCCTCACCCTCAGAACCAAAGATCTTCTCGTAGAGGTCACCGTCAGCTTCGGGGTCGTAGTCCTCAGGAGCACCCTCAACTTCAGACTGTGGAGCTGCGGCTTGGAAGTCCTCCTCCTCAGCGAGATCCACCTTAAAGTGGTTCGCGATCCACTCCTTCTTTGGTTTGTAGC